TATCCTCAGCATGGTTGCTCAAATGCGTGCAGATCTTCTAGAGATTTCCCGCCAGAACACCGCTATCGCTGTTTGAATGGTTTACGACCATCTCTGATGGTCTCATCTAACCAATATTCATCAACGTAGTTAACATACTTGTGGTTGGCATCTTTATCAATAAAGGTATTGATGCCTTCCACTGTTACAGGAAAATTTAATATCTTCCCAATATATTTGATATAATTTTCTCTATGGAGAAAAAATGCTTCATGATCTAAAAAGTGGCAATCAATATCAGAATTTATAATTTCATCATAATAAGAAAGAGCGGTCGGTAGCGTAACTTCGCCACCGACCCTTTTTTGTTGTAATGAATTAATATTTTGATCTCGTACAATAATAGCAACTATTGGTTCAACTCCAAGTTCTCTTGCTCGTTTACAAACTTCAATAATTTTGGGAACTTGTCTTACTCCATCATAGAAGAACGGAACGCTAACATTTGCAAGGAAAAATTCTCCTTGTGAAAATTCAAGTTCTTCTGGATATATCCAATATCTTGCAAAGGGTTCCTCATCGCTAGGAACCCAATACTTATGTTTAAGATCTTCCCATCCAACAACACTCGGATGAAGACTTAAAATCCTTGCAAATAAATGGTTACCTGATCCTTGTGGACCTGTACATATTAAAAGTTTTTTCAAATACATGGTTTTAATTTACTTGGAGTTGCCGTTTTATTACATATATCTAATGGATTATAATCTACATATTTAATATATTTTTCATTTGCATCTTGTTCTAGAATTGTATTTACTCGTTCATCATACCAAGCAATAGGAATTCCAACATCAAGAGATTTTAAATATTCTTGTTTATACAAATAAAGTAATTCATAACTTAAGTAAGTTGGATTTTTCATTTTTGGAAGTTGATCCAAAAAATGTCTAACGGTGCTCTCTTCTCTAAGTCTTGTTTGTTGATTATAAAGAATATTTTGATCTCTGCCAATTACTAATACTTTAGTTCTTATACCCAAATCTTCTGCTGCTTGAGTAAATGCTGGTACATTAGGACACCATTTAGTACCAGCATTTGCAATTCCTAGAGGAACACTGATGCTAGTAAAAAAATAGTCATGAGTATTCCAATCAAATTCTTTTAACAATTCAATATTTTTCCAACAATTTGCAAAGGGTTCTGCAGTTCTGTGTGCTTCCCAATAATTATCTAATAAACTTTTCCAACCAAATACATCATTATGTAAAGAAAATATCTTTGACCAAAGATGATTTCCCGATCCTTGAGGACCAGTAAGTATAGCAAGGGTTTTCATATTATTATTCCAATACGTATAGTAATTATACCATATAAATAATACCAACTTAGAGACAAAAAACTTCAATCTAATCAATTTTCCGTAAAGAGAGTAAATACTAGTTCTGACGGTGATTAAATGAATGGAAAAAGTCTCTGCTACATAGCAGATTTTTTATTTTTTGTAAATGGCAAATCCAACAATCAAGGTAAAAAGATCAGCGGTATCTGGGAAAATTCCTACAGTATCGCAATTAGATCTTGGTGAATTAGCTATTAATACCTTTGATGGTAAAATTTATACGGAAAAAGATCAATCTTCAGTTGGTGTTGGTACAACAGTAATTGTAATTAATCCGTGGACAGTAGGAACAGGAACAAATACGTATAATACGTATTTTACTGAAGGTAATGTTGGTGTAGGTTCTACAATACCAACGGTAAAACTTGCTGTTGTTGGTGATACCAAAATATTTGGTAATTTTCATTCTACTGGTATTTCTACAATTGCTGGATTTAAATTTCCTGCAGTAGATGGAACCGATGGACAGTTTTTAAAAACTGATGGATTTGGAAATTTATCTTTCGCAACAGCTTCTGGAGGATCAGCGGTTGCTGGGGCTGCTACATCTATTTCTGAGGATTATTTTACTGCAACTCAAGGACAAACAGTTTTTACTGCATCGCAAGATTTTACAAACAAATCTGTTCAAGTTTTTCTTAATGGTATAAAACTTAGAACTACAACAGACTTTACAACTACAAACCCATCAACAGTAACATTAACAAATGGTGCAACAGTTGGGGACAGAATTAATATTATTGTATCTTTTGGTTATACACTAGAAGAACAAACATTTACTGCAACTCAAGGACAATTAACTTTTTCTCCAACTGGTACTTTTGCAAGTGCTTCCAATATTAAAGTATACGTTAATGGTATTAAACTTAGAAAAACCGTAGATTATGGAGCTTCTTCTCCAGTTACTTTAGTGTCTGCAGCAACTCTTGGTGATGAAATTGATCTGGTCTGTGATAATGCGGAAGATTATTTTACTGCAATTCAAGGACAAACAACATTTACCGCATCAAGTACAGAAATTAATTCAAGTAATCTTCAAGTATTTTTAAATGGTGTTCGATTAGAAAATACTACAGATTATACAATTGGATCACCTTCAATTAACTTGGTTTCTGGATTAAATGTTGGTGATGAAGTTGATATCGTTATTACAAGAACCTAATAAATAAAGAAAAGTAGGTATATCCATGGCAAACCCTGCTTCAAGACAGGAATTAGTAGATTACGCTAAAAGACAATTAGGATATCCTGTATTGGAGATCAATCTTGCAGATGAGCAGATTGAAGATTTAATGGATGATGCTATCCAAATTTATCAAAATCGACATATGGATGGTGTTGAATTGATGTATTTGAAACATAAAGTTACGCAACCATTCTTAGATGCTATTCAAGCAAGAGGAAATAATAAAACAACTGGTATCACTACATCAACTGGAACGGCAAATATAACTGGTATTGGAACAACTACATTCTCATTTGAAGAAAATCAGAACTTTATTCAAGTTCCAGATGCAGTTATTGGTATTGAAAAGGTTTGGAAGTTAGATAATCGTGCAATCAGCACAAACATGTTTAGTGTAAACTATCAATTATTTTTAAACGAAATTTATTGGTTTAGTTCCACTGAACTATTGAACTATACCATGACAAAAAGATATCTAGAAGATATCGATTTTATTCTACATCCAGATAAACAAATTAGGTTTAATAGAAGACAGAATAGACTATATCTAGATACGGATTATTCTAGCATAAAGGTTGATGATTATATTATTATTCAATGCTATAGAGTTCTCAATCCTAATGAATTTACAAAAGTATATAATGATCCATTTTTGAAGAAATACTTTACTGCTTTGATGAAGAGACAATGGGGACAAAATCTAATCAAGTTTAGAGGAGTAAAACTTCCAGGTGGAGTTGAGTTGAATGGTCGTGAAATTTATGAGGATGCTATAGGTGAACTGGAAAAACTTGAAGAAAGAATGACTTATGATTATGAACTTCCTCCATTAGATATGATCGGATAATGCTCAATCCATTTTTTACGCAAGGAACTAAAGCAGAACAAACTCTTGTACAAGAGTTGATAGATGAGCACATCAAAATTCATGGCATTGAATTTATTTACTTACCAAGAATTTTTGTAAACACTAAAACTATAATGCGTGAAGTTTCGACTTCAAAGTTTACTAGATCTTTTCCAATTGAAGGATATATTCAAAGTTATGAGGGATTTGCAGATCCTTCAAACATACTGTCAAAGTTTGGTGTTAGAACCACTGCAGAAATGCAAATTGTTATTTCGCAGAGAAGATTTGATGATGGTATTGGTCCTTTATATGAAGCAATTGTTGAATTATCAGACAATCCAAAAAGACCCTTAGAAGGAGACTTAATTTATTTTCCTTTATCAGATACTCTTTTCGAAATTAAATTTGTTGAAAATGATCAACCAGCATTTTTCCAATTACAAAAAAATTACACATACCTCTTGAAGTGTGAAATATTTGAGTATGAAGATGAAATTCTTGATACTCAAATTAGTGATATTGATGATGAATTTGCATCTTTTGGATACAATGCAACTCTCACTTTTGTTGGTATTGGATCAACTGCTGCTGCATTTACATCTCTAGTTAATGGTGGTGTTCATGCAATTACTATTCTCAACGAAGGAACAGGATATACTGCAGATCCTACAGTTAGAATTGCTCCTCCAGGTATAGGTAGAACAGCACAAGCAGTTGCAATTACTACAGAAAATAGTAGTGGTACAAGATCGCTACAAGCGATTTATGTTACAAATACTGGATATGGATATACAACAATACCAACAGTTCAAATTATTCCTACAGATGGAAATGGAACTGGAGCAATTGCAGTAGCAGGTATTGGAACTACTGGTTCAGTTGGAGTTGTAACAATAACTACTGGTGGTCAAAACTATGTCTTACCACCAACAATTACATTCACTGCTGCACCTTCTGGTGGAGTTACCGCTATTGGAACTGCAGTTCTCAATACGCAAAATAATCTATCTGCAATCAGAATTATCAATGCTGGTTATGGATATACGCAAGTACCAACGATTACAGTATCTGCTGCAGGAACTATTGGTGTAGGAACATATCAGTTTGGAGATATTATCAGGGGAGTTTCTACTGGTACAACAGCAATTGCAGCATCTTGGGATAAACCAACTCTAACAATGAGGGCACGCAGTTTGACTGGTAAATTTGCTCCAGGTGAAATGATCATTGGCGCAGGAACAACATATGGTAGTGTTGCATACATCCTAAATACAATCAACTATGATGACGATGATCCGTTTGAGCAAAATCAAGAAATTCAGTCTGCAGCGAGCACTATTCTTGATTTCTCAGAAAATAATCCATTTGGTGAGGTGTAACGAATGCTAGGAACATATTTTTACCACGAAATTATTAGGAAGACAGTTATTGCTTTTGGCACACTGTTTAATAATATCGAAATTAAACACAAAGCAGATGACACAGATCAAACTCTGAGTATTATCAAAGTTCCAATTGCTTATGGTCCAATTCAAAAGTTCTTAGCAAGAGTTGAACAGCAACCAAATTTTGAAAGAACTGTTGCAATTACTCTACCAAGACTAGCATTTGAAATTATATCGTATCGTTACGATCCATCAAGAAAAGCATCACCAATCACTAAGTTTTGTGGTGTGGAAGGAAACAAAATTAAAAAAGTTTTCATGCCAGTTCCATATGATATTGGATTTAGATTGAGTTTTGCATCTAAACTACAAGACGATAGTTTACAAATTTTAGAACAAATTTTACCATTCTTTCAACCATCATATTCAGTTTCAGTTAAACTGATCGATGAAATTAATGAAGTAAGAGATATTCCATTTACTTTAAATAACATTTCATTTAGAGATGAATATGAAGGTAGTTTTGATAAGAGAAGATATATTCAATATGATTTAGATTTTACAGCAAAAGTATACTTCTATAGTGAACTACCAACTGATGAAAGTGGTGGCATCATTAAACGTGTTCAGATTGATTACTCTTCAGCAATCAGAGCTCCAAGAGAAGTTAGATATGTTGCAACTCCTGCGGCAACAAAAGATTACAATAATGATCAAACAACTACATTGACAGCAACACTAGAAACTTCTAAGACATTAATGAAAGTTACAAGTTCTGCTTCATTAGAAGTTAGAAAGTATATTCAAGTTAATGAGGAAGTAATGCGAATTGAAGAGATTGATGGAACTAATATTATTGTTGCAAGAGGACAATATGGTTCATCAATTCAAGAACATTATAGTGGAGATAAAATTGATCGTATTACAATTGATGATGATGCATTGATTGATCCTGATGATGATTTTGGTTTCAATGAAACTAGAACATTCTTCCAAGATTTTAAATCGTTTAGTTCAAGTCAGGGAAGTGATGTATAAAGAATGGAAAATACGTTTGATGCTATTGATAAGGCGCTTGATATAAAAGCGGAGATGGTGGAGACTGTCAAAGAAAAACCACCAATAGAAACTCCCGATGATCCTCAAAAAGATTATGAATATAGTAGAGCACAGTTATATACTCTGATTGAAAAGGGTCAAGAAGCAGTTAGTGGAATACTTGAATTAGCTCAAGATAGTCAACATCCAAGAGCATTTGAAGTTGCTGGACAATTAATTAAATCTGTTGGTGATGTAACAGATAAATTACTAGAACTCCAAAAGAAAATGAAAGATATTGAAAAACCACAAAGCAATGGACCAAAAACTGTTAATAATGCATTGTTTGTAGGATCTACTGCAGATTTACAAAAAATGTTAAAGCAAGGTTTTCTAAATAATGATAAGTAACCACCATGACAATGAACGAAGATCTTAGAAAATGGTTTGGGTCTGGTGGTGAAGGTGGAGTAGGTGGTGGTGGTTGGGATAGATATAATACTAAAGGTGAAAGAATTGGTAAATGTGCTCGTGAACCTGGTGAACCAAAACCAAAATGTTTATCAAAAGAAAAAGCAGCAAAAATGTCAAAGGACGAAATTGCTTCTGCAGTGAGAAGAAAACGTAAAGAAGATCCAGTAGCAGATCGTTCAGGAAAAGGAGGAAAACCAATTATGTCATCCAACAAAATTAATGAGCAAGATGCACAAGAATATCAGAAGTTTGATCGTAGAGTAAATACTGCAATGGCAGCAAAAACACCAGATCTAAAAATCAAACTCTTAAAACTTGCTGGACAAGCACATCCATCTTCTCAAGTCAAGACTGTAGAGCAGTTTATGGAAGCGTGCTGGAAAGGATATAAGCAAGTTGGAATGAAGAAGAAGGGTAAAAGAATGGTTCCTAATTGTGTTCCAGAAGAAACTGAACTTGATGAAATGATCGCATTAGCATCCCCAATTGTAAGGGGAGTTGCAGCTGTATCTAAAGTTGGACAAGGTGTTGCAAAAGCAGGACAAGCATTAAAAACTGGAGCACAAAAAGTAGGTTCAAAAGTTAAAGATATTACTAAAGTAGCACCAAAAGTTCCAGGAGATACTGAAAAAGAACCTTTGGATGCAAAAAAGGCAAAAGAACCAGATTGGAAAAAAGGATTAAAGAAAGCAGGTGAAACTGCAAAATCCGCAATAAAAACTACTACTGGTGGTTTTGCTTCAATGTATGAACCAAGAGAAGAATATATTATGGAGAAGAATGTTCCAACAAATCCTTCTCTATGGTCTAAAGCAAAAGCACAGGCAAGAGCAAAGTTTGACGTATATCCATCCGCTTATGCCAATGGATGGGCTGCCAAATGGTACAAATCCAAAGGTGGCGGATGGAAGACTGCTGCAAAGGAGAGCTATGACGCACGACAACTACTTTCTTTTAGTGATTTTAGGAAGATCTCTAACAATAGCATCAGCAATGAGGAGAAAACAGTAACTGAAGTCGCAGCATGGCAACGTAAAGAAGGAAAAAATAAAGAGGGTGGATTAAACGAGAAAGGAAGAAAATCTTACGAAAGAGAAAATCCTGGTAGTGATCTCAAAGCACCCTCAAAAAAAGTTGGAAACCCAAGAAGAAAATCATTTTGTGCCCGTATGACTGGTATGAAGAAAAAATTAACTTCATCTAAAACTGCTAACGATCCGAATTCACGCATCAATAAATCACTAAGAGCTTGGAACTGCTGATGAAATCCTTCAAAGAATTCTTATCCGAAAGTGTAAACATATCTGGAAATGCTTCTGTCGTAACCATTATTGTGAATGGTTCTACAGAGCAAGAAACTCCTGTTAAAGAAACATTTACTGCCGAAGTTTTCTGGCAGGGTAACCTATATAACATGATCTTTGAATTAGATCAAAAAGGACTACCTACTAGATGGGAATTATCTAGAAGACTACAAGAAGAATATCCTGGAGCAATCGTTCATAACATTTACCCAGATTATTCAAATCCAACATCATTAAAAGTTAAAGAAATTAAAAAGTATCATCCATTAAAATTGCAATGGGAAAATTGAAATCATATGGCACAATTTAACAAAAATACTCAAGATTTTTTAAATCAAGAAAGAACTCTTTTTGAAGTTAATATGGTTGCCAATAAGAATGGCGAAGTAGTTACTATTGATAATCCATTTCCAGTATCTCTTGGAAGTTCAAGCATTACTATTAATGGAGATATTACTATTCCAGGAATAGTATCTGTTACAAGTTCTCCCGATAATCCAATTCATAATCACATCGTTGAAGTTGGAACAGGTGGAACATTAACAGTTCCATATCTTCCAGTTGGTATTTCTACATTACTGAATACCGTAGGTATTGGAACCACAGGACAAGTATCAATTAATGTTAATAATGCACCAGTAAGTAATGCAAATCCACTTCCAGTCACAGGAACACTTGGATTTTCTACAACAGCAGTCGTATCAACTGCTCTACCACCTACTCAAACTGATGCATTTGGTCGTCTACGAACATCAAATCCTCTTACTTTATTTGATAGTTCTCACAGATATAGAGACAATAATCTTTGGGAAAGTTTAGTTGTAGGAACTGGTTCTACAGTTGGATTTGTAACTACACAAGGTTTAATTAATATAGGTATTGGAACTACTGCTGGTTGTTCTGCGATTAGAGAAACCACAAAAACATTCTCATATCAACCAGGAAAATCATTATTGGTTTTAAACACCTTTGTAATGAATGCACCAAAAACAAATCTAAGACAAAGAGTTGGATATTTTGGTGCTGATAATGGAATGTATCTAGAACTTGATGGAAATACTTTATATTTTGTAGAAAGAAGTTTATCTACTGGAACTACAACCAGAGTCGCACAATCAAGTTGGAATATTGATAAGTTAGATGGAACTGGTGCTTCTGGTATCACATTAGACACCACAAAAGCACAAATTCTTTGGATGGATATTGAGTGGTTAGGACTTGGAACCGTAAGAATGGGATTTGTAATCAACGGTCAATTTATTCACTGCCATTCATTCCATCACGCAAATGTAATTGAAGGAACTTATATCACAACAGCATCATTACCTTTGAGATATGAGATTGCGAATACTGGAATTACTACAAGTGTAAGCACCATCAAACA